TCTTGTAGCAATTGCATTGAAACTTTCACTTGAGATGCGTAGTTGTATGCACTCAATTGCTTGTTTGCGAACGTCATATCTTGAACAGTTACCGCAGCAGCTTCAGAAATAAGCGCGCCGTTTGTAGCCGTGTCGTTGATTGTTGGGTAATCCAACAAAGCACCACCCGAAGTGTTCAATTTTTTTGCTAATCTTTCAACCTCACCAGTAAAAAGACTTGCCATATCAAGTTCGTTACTAAAGTCTTGAGGAACTAAGAAGCCACCCAAAGAATCAGTTCCAACAACTTGCGTTGAGGTACCTCTCAATTGAGCCATCATCGAACGTTCGTCGTTGCTTAATGCACTCATTCCGTTGCGAAGGTACTTTTCGAAAGCGCCTTTGCGAGTTGATTTTGGAGCAGCTTCGCGAACTTCAGCGTTTGCGGCTAACTCTTTTTTCATATCGGCAGCACGTTCAAGTGTGTCGATTTGGTCTTTGATGCTTCTTGCATCACTTTCCATTGCGTCAAATTTTGACTTTTCCTCAGCGTTTAGACCACGGCCTTCAGCTTGAGCAGCGTCAACAATAGCCGTTGCGCCTTTGATTACTTCAGCACGTTTACCGCGCAATTCGATGTTTTTCATCGTTTACAGATTTAGAATTTTACTTTTATATAAATAAATGTTGGAATCATCTTCTTTTATTTCAGCTTCAACGGGCGCAACCTCTATCGGCGCAACTGCTTCAACTTTAACTTCGGGTTCTGTTTCCAAATCTCGCGTTGCAATTTCACTTGTAGCGTCCGGGTAAGCCGGTTGCGCTACTGGTGAAACGTCCAACAATCGTGATATCTTTGTGATGATTCGGTATGTTTCGCCATTGCGCTCTTCCCAATAGTCATCACCTATTAAAAACGCAAACGACGATTGATTGATGTCGCCGCGTTTCATTAATTCAATAAGGTCTTTCGCATATGTTGTATTCGGCATTTTCACCTCGTAATACAATCCGCGGTCGTCTGAACTGATGGTCAACGTTCCCGATGACACACGGCCCAAAAGACGATTTTCGTCGTGGTTTAAGTATGCACGAACATCATCACCCATAACATCGCGAAACGCGCCCGGTGCAATTTGTTCGTAGAAACCACCCATATTTTCGGAATCTGAATTGTAAACCGCAGCATAACCGCGCAGTATCACCTCTTCATCTTCACCAATTTCAACGTCTTCCATTCTATACTCAGAACGAACGATCTTGTTTTTTTGTAGTCTTATTTCGCCCGATTCAGAAATGTTGACAACTATTTCGTCGCCATTTTTTCCCATCACACGTTTTTCGATGTTTTTCATTTGCGTTATGTTATTGTTCACCGTCGGTGATTATATCTTGTTTTGCCGCGTCAACCATATTCAATGGTTGTAAGTAGATGTCGCCGCCTTCAATTGGTGGCATATTTTCCAGCTTACGGATATCGTTGGCCGAAATAAATCCCCATTGGCGTCCTTTTGTATAGGCTTCGTAACGCGAACGAACATCGCCACGCAACAATCCATCCATATTAAAACGAACGTAATACTCTGAATCCCTTAAAAATAACTTACGGTTGAATTCTGATTCCCAACGCTTTACCCACGGCAAGATTGTGTTTCTTTGGAATTGGATTCCTTGCTCCTCGATGTTGGCGCGTGTGCTTGAATTTTCTAATGATCCAAGGTAAGCTAATGGAATGCGGAAAAATCTTGCGATATCTTCAACACCGAATTTCCGTGTTGAAATGAATTGTGATTCTTGTGGTGAAATGCTCATTTTTTCAACGCTCATTCCCTCTTCTAAGATTGCCGTCTTGTGACTGTTGTCCATTCCGGAATTCTTTTGAGTCCACGAACGCATTAATCTTTTATATGCTTCATCGGATAAACGTCCCGGATGTGTTAACACCGCTGAAACGTTTGCGCCATTGCCAAAGAATGAACCGCCAAATCTATCGGCTGCTAATCCCAAACCTATGGATTCGCGTGCGGCCTCAAGAACTGATTTTCCAACGATGCCGTCGAAACTTAATCCAACCAAATGGATCATCTCGGAATCGTCAAACGTTTCTTTTCCGTTTACTGTGTAGAACTTTTCATCTTTATACACCTTAACTTCAACGTGATTCGCATGAACCGGGATCAATCGTTTTGGTGTACCCGCTTGATCGCGTTGTATAATGATAAACGCGTTCCCATGTAGACACAAATTCGCTTGACACATTTCACGAAAGGTGAAGTCCGTCATCATTGAATTCGGGTGATGTATAAGTTTGTTGATTGGGTGAGATTCAGCAGTTGACACAACGCCGTCTTTCGTTTGCTTAACGTCCCACGGCAATGCGGCCATCGTTTCCGATATAACACGAACGGCACCAAATACGGCCGACAATTGCATTGCTGAATTTTCTGTGATTGCGATCCCCGTCGCTGAACCATTGTCGCCAAAGAGCCATTCGGCTGGATTCGACAAAGATGTTGATGGGCGGTTCGGATTGCTTCTAAACGCTCCGATTATTCGCCCAAATAAATTTTGATTTTCGGCCATCCGTTTGAAAATGATTGTACAATTCGGGGTCAATATACGTTATCATTTGCAACGTGCAAAAATAAAAAAAGGGACGTCACCACAACGCCCCTTCAACCAAACACCAAATGGATCAGATCGATCCATGGTTCCCTAAATGCTTTTATGTACCGCCGTTTTTCTTTTTAATCTTTCATCTAATGCCGCTTTAGAAAATGAAACGTAGCGCGTGCATTCCTTTAACACAATACCCAACGGCGTGATTGATTCAACAAAGAACTCTTTTCCCGTTCGCGTCATCTCTATGATGTCGCCTTTTTTTATGTCGTCAACTGGATTCATATCGTGAATATACTCAATTTGTTTGATTCGCTTGCACATCCGTGCGAAAAACATCAACCATTTCGCCCTCTAAGATAATGCGAATGATATATCCATCACCCGTTTGCGCTATCCACGGCGTGAACCCGCATTCAAAAAGCCTTAATCCCAATTGTCTTGCGTCGTTTATCTTCATCATAACATTCTGATTTCTTGTGATTCGTATGTTGACGTGCCGGAAACGTCTTTCCCTTCCATCGTAATCATCTCACCCAACGCCATAATCATTGCAATAATGCCGTCAATCTTATCACCCGCCTTTGACTTAGAGAACTTTATATTTTCCGCATCGTCTTTTTTAGTGACAACGTTCGCCGCCATCCATCGCAACATTCCATTTCCGCCGTGATGCAACAATTTTTTTTTGATTAAAATTTCGGCGTTCTTAATTGGCGCAGTCATTGAAATAAAGCCTTGACCAAACGGATCCATTTCAATACCGGCATCCGTTAGGTTAGCGACCAATGAATTTGAGTTCCAGCGGTCAAACGCTATCGATTGAAGGTCATAAAGTTCCGCTGATTCTTTGATCACCCGCTCAATCACCGCGTAGTCGGTTGAATTGCCTTCCGTGACAATCAATTCCTTATCTTTAATAAAGGTGTCATACGATCCGCCGGGCTGGTTTCTACGCCTTTCAACGGCGGCTTGTGAAACAAACATTTTAGCAACCACCTTAATTGACCCATCGTCCATTGGGAACACCATAACAAACGCACAAACATCCTCAACCGCGGCCAAATCCAATCCGGCGTAGCACTTGCGGCCCTTTAAAATTTCAACATCTACCACTCCGGACGATTCCATCCATTGTGCATCGGCTATCCAAGACGCCAAAGAGTTGACCCATTGATTCAAATGCAGTTGACGGAATGCAATTTCTGCGGATGGCAATGACTTCGCTTCGCGTGACATCTTTTCGAAATATTCGGGTTTAATAGAAACGCCATAGTTTGGATTTGACTTTTTCCAAACCTCAACATCGTGAATATCTTCACCGGGATTTGCTTCATATATACAAGGCAAAAACGTTTCATCTTCAACAACACCCGTTTCAACCTTTTTTCCATAGGAGTATAGTTCGTAACAAACGGAAGTCGGATCAAACAAACCGGCCGTTGTGATCGCAATCATTAATGGTTCACGCCTTGCACCTTGTGACGTCGCCATGACATCCCAAAGATCACGGTTCTTAGCGACGTGAAGTTCATCGTACACACAAAGGCTTGCCGATGTGCCGTGCAGCGTCCCAGCTTCCGCGGCGACTGCTTTCAAATATGAGTTCGTGCCATTCAACACAATTGAGTTTTGGAAGATCTTACATTCCCGCATCAAGATTGGTGAGTTGCGAACCATTTGTTTGATGACATCAAAAACGATTTTCGCTTGTTCGCGTGATGATGCGCAACAATATATTTCTGCACCGGGTTCACGAATAACAAAGAACACCGCCAAAGCAATCGCGGCAACCAAATTCGACTTACCATTTTTACGCGGAATCTGTACGTAAGACGTTCGGTATTGCCGGCGGCCATTGTCGTTCATCGTTCCAAACAATTGTCGGATGTATTCTTTCTGCCACTCTTCCAACAAAAACGGTTGGTTTGCCAATTCACCTTTCACGTGCGTACATATACGCTCAATGAAATTGATGATCCGGTTGGCTTTTTTTTCGTCGTAATACATTAAAACATTTTCGTTTGATTGCTTTTTTCTTCTTGATGTGTCAACCTTTCCATTGCAACGGCGTGATATTTTTCATCAATTTCAAAACCTATAAATTCGCGATTTTCTTTTTTAGCCATTGCGCATTCTGTTCCGCTTCCAGCAAATGGAACCAATACCAAATCATTGGGGCGCGAACACGTCAACAACAATGCGCGCGTCAATTTTTCGGGTTTTCTCGTTGGGTGCTTGTATTCTGTATTCATTGCGGATTCGTTATTGAATCGCATCACCTCGTTGATGTTTAAGAAATTATCAAACGGACGGCGCAAATCTTCGTATTCACGGCGCAAATCTTCGTATGATTTTTTGAAAAACTTTGTCGAATTAGATAAAAAATTGTAAGATTTTTCAGTTATAAACATCCAATTTTTTTCATTGTTAATAATTTTATTTCTTGTTTTTTCACTATATCCGCAAATATTATTTATGTCTTTCGTGGTTATACCCGCCTTTTTTCTTTCGTTCATCAAGTAGTCTTGAAAATGATTTCTAATGTAAGACGGTTCAAATCCATCTTTGCAATCATTGATTTTATCATACATCAAAACGCGTTCGGTACACGGTGCAAATGAACGCAGTCCGTCGGACTTATTCAAGCCCATAAAATTTTCACCTTTATGCCAAACTAAGTTGTTTAATAAATTAAAATGTTTATCAAAAATGATTTGAGCATATGCGATGCGCTTGTCATCACCGTACCAAAACAACGTGCCGTTGTCGGACAATAATCGTTTGCATTCAATCGCCCACTTTTCGACATCCTTCAAATATTCATCAAAAGAATTCCACACGAAATCGAAATCGCCACGAACTTCAAAATATGGCGGATCGGCAATAATTAGATTCACCGAACCATCGGGCAAATCGTTCGCCATCCAATCGGCGTGGTGTATTGTGTTTTTTTCCATCAGTCCAATAAGTCTTCAAGTGTCTGAATCTTTTCTTTCATCTCAATCTTTGCGCGCGATGATGCGGTCAATCCAAATTCGGTCATCATCTTTTTAATCTTGTCCCATGACTGATTCATCAACGCGACTTCCGGGCGTGGACGCCACATCAAATCACCTTGCGTTGTAGTCGTGGAATATGTTGGCCCGTGTTCCTTAACAACGGCGCGCGTTGTTTGATAATCTTCCCACGCATCCGCCAACATTTGTAAAGCCATCCCATCGATCTCAGCAATGACGCCTAAATCATCTAGCTTTTTGACCAACCAATCAAACGTTTCGTTTGCATTTTGGATCGTCGGAGCCAATGGAATGCCGTCGGCTTCAAATCTGTTTTTGTGTCGTGCTGGTTCAAAAGTTCCTTGAGCCTTCAACATCGCGGTTGGTTTTGGTTTTCTACCTTTTCCCATTTTTTATCATTTCAAAACGTTTATTGCCCATATTTTAACTTTAACCCCCTCAAAATTGCGTTTGTACGTCTCTTTG